TATAACCAGCGGCAGGCAATACTAAGTAAGCACCAAAAGAGATAAGTATCACCCCTGTAAAACCTATGGTTGTACTAATTATGTCTTTTAACATGGGTTAACATCCGACCTCTGCATCGTCATAAATTGAACCGGCTTGGGCGGGTTCGCGCTCTTGTAACATGGCTTCACCTATTGCCATGATTAAGGCAACAGCACCATCTATTTTATTAATAACTTTTTGTTTTACTGGTCTTACAACATCATCGTTACCGGGTAAGTTTTTACCGACAACATTTGATATGTTCCATGTCATTATTGGATTACCATCGTGATGAAATCGCCCACTATTGATCGCCGCTTCCAACTCTTTCATCGGGTCGCTTAAATTCGTATAATTTTGAGTAATAGTAACCACGTCTAATCCGTCATCCATTAGATGATGCGCTAGGTTAGTTGCACCATGTGGATCAAGCGGTATTTTTATGCTTGGTGTTTCTAAGTGACTAGCAACAATATCGTGCTGTATTTCTCGGTAATCAATTTCTGCGCCATCGGTAACACTTAACAAACCAAGGTTGATATATTTTTGAAAACGTTCGCCGAGTGATTTGTTTTCGTTATCAAATGCGGTGTCATAAGGCACCCAAAATTGTGGGCTGATACAATACCAATGTTTTTTACCGTTGATTGTTTTCCAAAAGATACGAGCTTTTGAGTTCATATCTAACTTGCGCGCTAAATCGCAGGCTTGTACGCAGTTTTCACCAACAAAATCGCGAATAGAAAGCGTTTTATCTGCACATGCTTTCCATTTTTCCATATTAAAATAGGCTTCTTTGGCAGAAACCCATATATTTAAATGTTTTGTTTTAAATCGGTTGGTAAAGCGTGGTCTTGAAATTGCTTTTTGTTGTTGATTAAGTAAGTAGTCAGCCTTTACAGATATTCCATAATTAGGGTTAGCTTTGATCAATGCCGCTGGCAACGACCAATCATCACCTTCATCAATGCCAAATATTAAACCAAATAACGTGTCGTCTTTTGTGCCTTGCAACATTTCAATAACGCGTTGTTCAAGATCATAACAAGGGCTATCAATATCAGTACCCGCCGTTGTTATTACCAGCATTAGTGGTTGTTCACGGGCACCCATGCCAGTATTGAACGTATCATATTGATCATCACTTAGGTGTTCGTGATATTCATCAACAATGGCAATATGCGGTGACGCACCGTCACCGGGTTGACCAATGACAGGCTCAAATACTGAGCCGTCAGATTTAACTAACTTTTTAGCATTAACTTCTATACCAAAGCGCTTGCGCAAATTGGGTAACTTGTTCACCATTAACTTAGCGGGTTTAAAAACTTCCCATGCTTGTTTTTCGTTCGTGGCCCCACAAAATATTTCAGCGCCATATTCATTGTCAGCACAAAAACCATACAGCCCAGCACCCGCCGCAATAACTGACTTACCATTTTTGCGCGGCACTTTTAAATATAATTCGCTAAACCGACGAGTATTATCACTTTTTTTTAACCAACCAAAACCAACGGCAAAAAAAAACAATTGCCATGGCTCTAGCGTTATTTTTAATTTTCGCCTTAACCATTCGCCCTTTGTATGCGGCAGCAATTGAATGAATTTACAAACGCGCTCTGCGGCATCACGGTCAAACTTATATTTAAACGGTTTGTTTTTTTGTTTCTTTAAATCATCTAAATGGCGCTTACATGCAAGTATTGTTAACTTGCATGCGGGCATTTTCCCTGCAACTATTTCTCTTGCATATTTGTTTGCAGCATTAACATTTGGGTATGTTGACATAAATTAGAATTCATCAAATTCATTGCCATCATCATCAGAATTTGAACCACCATTCATAAATCTAACTCGGCTCATCGGATTTAAACCCAGCAAAGAGCCCGCTCTTGATATTTGGTTGAACGCATCATTACGAACATTAACAAGCGGGTGTTTTTTTATACTTCCAGAGCCTGAATCGGTTATAAAATTACCGGCTAATTCACGATCACACATCAGCATCATGGAATGAGCATTACAATATGAAAGTAGCAAGATAATATCTTCTTGCGCGAAACTTCCCCGTTTAATTAATATTCTCGAATTGATTTTCCAGCAGTCAATGGCATCTTGATTTAATAATTCAGCGGGCGCTCTAACTTGTTTGATCGCATCGTCGCCGACCGCGATATTACTCGATTTTTTACCGCCACCAGGGGCGCGAACTGCTACCATTTTTCAAAACCACACTTGGTTAAAAATCAATCAAAAACTTTTTCAAAAAAACATCCTTATTTAATGCGCGTAAAAATAAGACTTGGAAGCTGTACTACAGCAGAAATTTCGCAAAAACAATCAAATAGCCCCTAGTCAAACGATAATGATTCTCATTCACATAATAAATATAACAATAACAACAACTTACAGTACAACCAAACGAGAATGATTATCATTTGGCGTAATGACATAATAAATCAACTGTTTAACGTTATAGCAGTATGACAATACCGACTTAGTATTTCATTGATGCTTTTGTTTCGTTCCCAAGATGTTTTAATTGTTGCGCATGCTTTGCAAAAGCATGACAAGTTGCTTAGCGCCTCAGTGCCGCCTTTTGCCACCGGTACTATGTGTTCAGTTATCACACCTTGCACAACGACAGACGGACTCATTAGTAAATGATTTACACAAAGATGATTTGCTAACTCTTTAACCTTCGGCGATATGTGATACTTCCATTTGTTAGAATGATGAACACGTTTGCCTTTAGCTGTTTGTTGCTTGCCGTATTTGCCCCAACTAGCATTGCTAGCATGAGCGTCGCAATAACCATGGCGATGTATTGTTGACGTACCACACGCGCGTTGACGACAACGCTTTGGTGTTGCTCTAGCCATAAATTATTCTTTACTATTTAAACCAATTCTTTTTTGAATTAGTTGTTCTAATAAGTAGATGCCTCTGCCGCCCATGTGTCCAGCAACACCAGCAGCCGCAGCGGTATACATAAATGATATATCCATTTCTTGACAAATAAACGCCGTGATCAAACCGCTAAAGCCTGATATAACCCACTCACCAATCAATTCAACAATAGAAAACGGTGACTTGTCACTCTTGCGTCGATTAATATAATTAACCGTTCCGCCCCACGCAGCTAATATAACAAACCAAATATAACCAAGCCCAGAATCAAGTAACTGCTTAATAATTGATGCGTGTTGCTCTGGCATTATTTTGTTTTCCATAATGAAATGATATCGCTAACAATTGAATTAGGTTTTGAATTAGACACCGCTTGATACTTCTGTTGTTTTTCTTTTGTGCGCATACCAAAATACGATCTAAGTAAAGCGGTTGGTGTACCAAGTACCGCAACAATCAACGGCCAGTTATCACCGATGGCTTTAATAGTACTTGTGTTGTTGTTAACAATTGCAACAGCTAATACGCTAACTAACATAACAATAGTAAAACAAACCACGGTAGCCATCATTTTAGCGATCAAAGGTCGTGTTGAGTTACCAGTTTTGTCAACATCAGCAAGTGCTTGAATTACTTTTGTATGCTCTTGTACTTTGATTATTTCAACATCAAACTTTTTGTTTAATACTTCTGTTTGCAAATCAGTTGGTAATTTTGCGATTGCGCTTTGAATGTCGGCACCGCTTGCTTGATCATTTAATTTTTTTTCTGTTGGTAAAAAGCTATTAACAACATTTAATATTGCATTGCCGCCGGGGATCACATCAGCGAGTATTGAGCCGCCAACTTTGCTTAGTATGCTTAATAAGTTCATCGCCACTCTTCACCTAAGCATTCAGTCACAGCATTAAGATAATGCTCAACCGTGCCGTCACCGGCTTTAGTGTTGTAATACTCTTTCCAGTATTGCGCACGACCTAACAAGTCGCTTGGTATCGCTTGTGGAACACGCTTATACGATAAGCGACAGCAAATAAATGACAACAAAGGATCATCAGCTAATGACGAAAGCGGCACGTTTTTAATGTTATAACCGAATTCTTTTTGAATAATATCAAAGTGTCGTTGCTCACCTTCTTGCTGAATATCTAGCAAGCCAATGGCGTCATGTTGGCAAATGCCAACGCCAAACTTGTCAGGAGTATCATCAGGATACGTTCCGCACTTCGTTTCAGCGCAAGCGGTTTCTATCAGCATATTAAACGCCACATCACCACCGCCAAGCGCGTTAACTACCGTGCGTGCTATTTCTTTAGCATGATGAATTGATTTAATTCCATAGTAAAATTTTGACATACTAAATCTCAGACATAAAAAAACCCCGCTAATAAGCGAGGTTCTAACAACAATAGCAAAATCATACCCTTTTTAGGGGGGTATGAATAGCTCATATATGAACCATTGCGAAAATAACAACTACCGACTAATTTTTCATAGATTATAACGCTAATCATCACACGCTAAATTAAGTACTTTTAAAATCCATTGTGAAAGTTTCATGTTTTCACTTTGCGCTTTTTTTACAAATTTATTTTTAACGGATTTATTTAAACGCACTTGTAATTGTGCATCAGCTTGAATATCGCCTTGAGCGTTTTTATTATTAGTGTTTCCATGCAATTCTAACTCATCATAAGAAATATTTTTATCTAGCGCGTAAAGCTCTGCATCGTGACCAGTAAAAGGAACACCAATGATTTTATAACCTATTTTAGAAGTTAACTCACGCTTACGCGTTTCTAATTCAGCGCCTTGATCGCTTGTTGCTGTTAACAAGTTCTTATAAAAATCATTAACAGCATCGTTTAGTTGTTCAATTTCTGTTAAGTGTTCAATAAGCGGCTGCATGTGTAGACCGTCATTAATTAAAAGTTTTATTTTTTTATATTTAACTAATACATATTTCATTTAAGCCCCTAAAACTGCTCATCAATGAGCAGTTTTAAATAATTTTAAATTATTGTTATACGTGAAATTTTTCTTGATCATGTAGTTCAATTATCTCTTGATCCATTTCTACATTAACAGATTTTATTTTTTCGCGAGTG